AGATGATGCTGCTGGAGATTTAAGATCAGCCGGAGTAACTCCGGGTAGTATGGCAGCTGAAGTTGACGGTCAAGATGCAGAAGCACCCGACGATATGGCTGCACAAGCAACTGAGCCCGGCGGTGAAACTGAACCGGCTCCTGCAGCCTGAGTTAGGTAAATATTAGTATGCTTCTACGTGAATTTTTCTATTTTAACGACAACACAAATGACTTTGGAAACGATCAAAGATATGACGCTTCTAGAGATAGTTCTGTTGTGAAAAAATCAGACACTCGTAAAATTAGATTAACTTTACGACAAATAAACCAACTGCGCCAACAAAGCGAAGCTCATGAGATGGAAGAACAATCAGAGCGTTCGTTTATACAACAGATGTACGGTACCCCAGTTGAAGCACAGCAACCCGCGGAATGAACCAGCTTTCGTACTTGGTAACGGGCGTAGCAGATTAAAATTAAATCATGCTGCCCTGCCAGAATACGGCACTACGTTTGGTTGTAACGCTCTATATAGAGAATTTGAACCAGACTTTTTAATAGCAGTTGATGTTAAAATGGTCAACGAAATTATATCTAGCGGTTATCATAGAACACATTCGGTATGGACAAATCCAAATAAAGGGGTAAACACTAAATCGGGAGTTAACTTCTTTCACCCTCACAGGGGTTGGAGTAGTGGACCAACAGCACTTTATTTTGCCTGTGATTGCGGGCACAAAGACATATACATATTTGGCTTTGATTATGAGGGAATTGAAGGCAAATTTAACAATGTTTATGCTGATACCTTCAATTACAAAAAGAGCTTTGAACCGCCTACATATCACGGAAACTGGCTAAGTCAAACAGAAAAAACAATTAGAGATTGGCGCAGCAATCAATTTTATAGAGTAATAGAAAAAGGATCAGTTATACCAGAAAAACTTGGACCTTCACTTCCAAATTTAAAACATATAACTTTTGAAGAGTTTGAAAAAAAGTTCCCCGGAACTATATATTCTGACCAAACGAATCAAAAAAACGTCATTTAACCCCTTTTTTTAATCTACGCAGTAAATAAAAACACAGCCTAACCATACCTTGAAGGAGAAATTAACATGGCAGATAAGAATTTATTAAGCCAGATGCTAGAGCATTTGGTTAACGACGATCAAGCAAAAGCTGAAGAGCTTTTCCACGAATATGTAGTAGCAGCTTCACGCGAAATTTATGAAAATTTAATTGAATCAGAAATTTCAGAAGAAGATGATAAAGAAGATGACGAAATGGAAGAAGCTGCACAAGATGATGATGCAGAAGATGACAAAGTAGATGAAGCTTCAGAAGAAGATAAAGACGACGAAGATCTAGACGAAAACTTTGAAGATGTTGCATTTGAAGCTGGCGCCGATGATATGGGCGGAGACGCAACTGACGACCTAGAAGGTGACCTAGAAATGGGTGACGAGGGCGAAGAAGGTGAGCAGTCTGAAGAAGAAATCATGCAAGATCTAGAATCAATTGTTGATGAATTACAAGCTAAATTTGCTCAATTAAAAGGCGAAGAAGAAGCACAAGGTGAATTCGGTGACGAAGAAGGCGGAGACGACATGCCAGAAGAGGAAGGTTTTGATTTAGAAACCGTTCGCGAGTATGTAGAAAAAGTTCCAGCTGGTCACGGTGCTGAGAAAAAAGGTGCAGCTGAGAAAGCTGACAACAAAAAATCTACTATTGACAACATGAAAAATGACATGGGTGGTACAACTGCTAACATTCTTTCAAGCAAAGAAGATGCAGCTACCTATGCTAATCAAGGTCAATTAAAAGGTTCTGGCTTAAACAAGCAAAAGCCTACAGAAGATAATGCTGGTAATGTTAACGTACCTGGCGGCAACGCAGGAAAAACAGGCTTCAAAACTAAAGAAGCAGGTCACGGTGCTGAAAAATCTGGTTCAAAAGAATCAGCAGACGTTAAGCAAAGTCTTTTCCGTGGCCGTAGATAATTGAGGGTTTAACAGGTGAACAGACTCACGTTAGCAGAACATTTGAGTTACGACCAGGCTAAGATTGTCTTGGAGAGCGAAGAAGGCAGTGATGGTAAAAAGTCACTGCACTTAAACGGTATTTGCATTCAAGGAGATATCCGCAATGCAAATCAACGTGTTTATTCTTCTCAAGAGATTGGCAGGGCTGTCAAAACGCTTAACGAACAGATCTCTGGCGGATACTCCGTACTAGGTGAAGTTGATCACCCTCAAGATTTACGCATCAACCTCGACCGTGTATCACACATGATTACTAAGATGTGGATGGACGGTCCTAACGGCTACGGAAAACTTAAAATACTTCCAACTCCAATGGGTCAGTTAATTCAGACCATGTTAGAGTCGGGAGTTAAACTTGGTGTGTCATCCAGAGGATCTGGAGAAGTTGACGGCCAAGGACAAGTACAGGGATTTGAAATTATTACGGTTGACATTGTAGCTCAACCAAGCGCACCTGGCGCTTACCCAACTCCAGTTTATGAACACTTGATGAATAATACAGGTGGATATCAGGCTTATAAAATTGCACAAGAAGTTAAAGGCGACCCTCAGGCACAGAAATACTTAGCAGAGAGCCTAAAGCGAATAATCGCAGGGCTAAAATAACCAGTAGGAGAATCACATGCTAGATATCGTAAAACAATTGTTTGAGAACAATGTGATTTCCGAAGAAATTAAATCGGAAATTGAAGCTGCTTGGGATAGCAGAATTCAAGAAAACCGTGAACAAGTCACTACTGCGCTACGTGAAGAATTTGCTCAGAAATATGAGCATGACAAGTCCGCAATGGTTGAAGCTGTTGAATCAATGTTAGTTGATCGTCTACAATCTGAGTTATCAGAACTTGCAGAAGATCGTCAAGGATTGATCGATGCTAAAGCCAAGTATGTTAAGAAAATGACTTCAGATGCAACAGCATTTGAGTCATTTATTTTTAATAACTTACAAAAGGAAGTGTCAGAACTACACGCAGATCGTAAGTCAGTTGCAGAAAATGTCTCTAAATTAGAATCATTTATCGTTGATGCTCTAGCAAAGGAAATTGCAGAATTCCATCAAGATAAGAAAGATCTTGCAGAAACTAAAGTTAAACTAGTTCGCGAAAGCAAAGCTAAGTTTGAACAAGTTCGCAAAGAGTTTATTGAACGTTCAGCAAAAATCATTGAAGAAACCGTAAGCAAAGGCCTACGCTCTGAAATGACCCAGCTACGTGAAGACATTGAAGCAGCTCGCAAGAATGACTTTGGTCGCAGAATTTTTGAAAGTTTTGCTAGCGAATTTGCAACGAGCTATCTTAATGAGAAATCAGAGACAGCTAAACTTCTAAAAGTCGTTGAACAAAAGACCAAAGAAGTTGAAGAAGCAGCTAAAGTTGTTGCAGAATCACAAAAACTAGTAGAAAGCAAAGAAGCAGAAATTGCTAAAATCGTTAATGAAACCAAACGCAAGGACGTTATGAGCGAATTGCTTGGACCATTATCTGGTGATAAGAAAGCGGTTATGCGCGAACTACTAGAATCAGTTCAAACTGAAAAATTACATGGAGCTTTCGACAAGTACCTACCAGCTGTAATGGATGGTGGATCACCGGCGAAGAAAGCACTTACAGAGGCTAAAGAAGTTACAGGCAATAAAGAAAAGGCACAATCAATCAGCGGAGAGGAAAAAACCGCTGAAATATTTGACATCCGCAGGCTTGCGGGACTAAAAGTTTAAGGAGAACTATATGTCACAACTACTCGAGTCACGCTGGTCGGAAACCAAAGAGGCACTATTAGAAGGCCTACAAGGTAACAAGCGTACCGTTATGGCAACTACTCTAGAAAATACTCGCAAGTATCTAGCAGAAAGTGCTACAGCTGGTGCTACTTCCGCCGGTAACGTTGCAACACTAAATCGCGTCATTCTACCTGTAATCAGACGTGTAATGCCAACCGTTATTGCTAACGAATTGGTAGGCGTACAGCCAATGACAGGACCAGTTGGTCAGATCCACACTCTACGTGTTCGCTACAGCGATACATTTAATAGTACAAGTGGTACTGACGTAACTGCAGGTGATGAAGCTCTATCACCATTTAAGATTGCTGAAGGCTATTCTGGCGCAGCAGCAACTGACAAGGCAGCTTCTACAGCAGCTCTTGAAGGTGTAGCTGGTAACAGACTAAGCATTCAAATCTTGAAACAAACCGTTGAAGCTAAAACTCGTAAGTTATCAGCTCGCTGGACTTTCGAAGCTGCACAAGATGCACAAGCTCAACAAGGTATCGATATCGAAGCAGAAATCATGGCAGCTCTTGCACAAGAAATTACTGCTGAAATCGACCAAGAAGTTATTGGTAGCCTAAACAACCTAGCAGGTACCGTATTAACATACGACCAATCTGCTGTTTCTGGTACAGCTACATTCGTTGGTGACGAACACGCTGCTTTAGCTGTTCAAATCAACCGCGCTTCTAACTTGATCGCTCAACGTACACGTCGTGGTGCTGGTAACTACGCTGTTGTTAGCCCAACAACATTGACACTTCTACAAAGTGCTACAACTTCTGCTTTCGCAAGAACAACAGAAGGTACATTCGAAGCTCCAACTAACACTAAGTTTGTTGGTACATTGAATGGCGCTATGAGAGTGTTTGTTAACACATACGCTACAGGCGATGACGTTCTAATCGGTTATAAAGGTTCTAGCGAATCTGATGCTCCAGCATTCTACTGCCCATACATTCCATTGATGAGCAGCGGTGTTGTATTGGATCCATCAACATTTGAACCAGTAGTTAGCTTCATGACACGTTATGGTTATGTTGAACTAACTAACACAGCTTCTTCTCTAGGTAATGCAGCTGACTACCTAGCTAAAGTTGCTGTTACAACAGCTAACTTGAAGTTTGCTTAATTAGTAAATTTTACTTTAGTAAATTCAAAAAGCCCCGTAAGGGGCTTTTTGTTTGGCGTAAATATCATTATGCGAATAGAAGGAGAACAAGATTTTTCTTTACTACGCAAGCATATACAAGCATGGCGTAGTCGATTCCCAATGTTTGCACACGATGTAAATCGAATTGAACACATAATAGAACATCATATACAAAATTTTGCAATAGCCGGTGTTCATTATAGACAAACAAAACAACGACGATATTTAGAAAATGCTCAAAACGAAATTAATGAAATTAATAGAGTTTTAGAATTAGTAGAAAAGTTAGAGCTAATGGCATTACTTGCTCGTTGATAAATAAAGTATCGTAATGATTTATGCAGAATCCCTCTGCGTAGACCCAGAACGTCAACTAAGGAGAAAACAAATGGGACGTCCATTAAGAAAAGATGTCAGAGGTACTGACGTAATCAACACACCAGTTAGTGATACTGGTATCACCGTAAAATTTCACAACGGATCATCACTAGTAACGACCGGCGTTATTCTTAAACAACGCGGTGCAAAAACATTTGTAGTTTGCGCTCGAGCAGACATTGGAACCACTAGTGCTTATTATACTTGTGTATTAAAAAACGGCACACCGAGTGCATCTGGCGAAATGCAAATGACTGGTTCAACATCTGGTATGTTAGATGCTAACCTAGTAAATTGTGCTAAAATTACTAAACGTATTTTTACAGATTTTAGTGGAAACCGTTATACATGGTATTTAGAATCTGATTCATCAGCAGACTATATTGTTTTAACAGCACTATAATTTAGGAAGTATCCATGGGTCAATTTATCCAAGTCAACGGTGACTATAATATAAAAACCAAAACTGGAGGTAAGGTAACTTTAAATACCGGACCCGGAGTTGGTGAAGTTAGAGTCACTGGAAATCTAGTAGTAGATGGAGATACATTAACGGTATCTGCAGAAAACTTGCAGGTTCAGGATAATTTGATTACATTAAACTATGGTGAGACTGGCGCAGGGGTAACTCTGCGCTTTTCCGGCATGGAAGTTGATAGAGGACTTGAAACTAAAACTGCAATTGTCTATGATGAAAATGATGACACTTGGAATATTGGTAACGGAACTCCAGAAAGCGGATACGATTATAATTACAGCAGACTAAGATTAAAAGAATTATTAACAGATGCTGATACAGACGATGGCGATTTAACATTGATTGGGTTTGGCACCGGAGTCGTTAAAGTATTAGGCACTAACAATTATCGATTACAGGTAACTGACCCAGATGATATTCCAAACAAAGATTATGTTGATTATGCAATTTTAAATAATCCAACATATCAATTAAGACGAGACGATACTCGTGTAGTTGCATTTGACCTTAATGATCCGTTAGATCCTCCACTATCTCCGTCTAATTCTATTGGACAATATATTTCACAACCACTTGAAAGTTTAGTTTCAATATTAGCTGATGATATTGAAGTAGCATCTTTTTCTAGATCGCAGGTACGATTTGCAGGCTTAAACTTTTTTACAGAAGATGCCGCCCCGGGAGCACCATTTGGTACAGCAGATGCTGCTGTTATTCAAACCACAAGTTCTAGTGGTAATATTAAATTAGAAACAAACAGCACTGGTAAAGTAGAAATTACCTATGCATTACAATTAGATGACAACGGAGTAACTCCGGCATCAGTTGATAATTCTACATTGTTATATGGAGGTTCAGTTGGAACCGGTAACACAGGTTTATATTTTGTTAATACATCTAACACAGACGAATTAATAAGTAAAAGAAAAGCCTTTTTGTACAGCGTAATATTTTAAGAGATAAAAAACATGATATACAGCACCAGATTAACCACAACTAGCGATACATTAGTGTACACCAGTAGTACCACTGGGGCTCCAATTGCAGGTCCTGTTTTAGGACAAGAAAATGCAGTTACATCGATTATTGTTTGTAATACAGGAACTCCTAATCTAACAGACGAAACCGTTAATAGTTCCACGTTAACCATTAACTTATGTGCAGGTGGCGGAAGTGCATCAGATACTAATACTATTGTTAAGAATTTAATTATACCTGCAGGCGAAACCGTATTTTTTAGCGATGAAAAAATTGTTTTAAATTCTGGCGATACAATTAGAATGACAGCTAGCGCAGCAAATTTATTAAGTATAACCGTGAGTACATTGGCAGTATGAGATTTCTTAAACAAAAAACTCTTAGCAAGTATAGTCCTAGTGACAATACATTGTTTACTAATCACTACGGTCGTGCCGTTATGGATTTAACCGGCGGTCTAAGATTGCCTAAAGGCACAGAAGCACAAAGACCTCAAACTTCAAGCGTAAGAAATCCAGACGGCGCTGACGGATTTATAAGATATAATACAGACACAAATTCAATAGAAGCATTGATCGATGGAGTTTGGGAAGTTGTAAGAGCACCCGGAGCAACATCGATATATAAACAAACACTAGGTCCAGGCGACGACACAGAAACAACATTTGGCCCACTATACGACATTCCTGCAGCCGACGATAACATTATTGTGTTGGTTGAAAACGTAATACAAATATCAGTTACAAACTACAATATTTCTTATAATCACCTAGGCTCAGGCGATGCATATATTGTATTCACTAGCGCAGTACCTTTAGATAAGTCAATAACCATATATTTCGGTTTCGCAAACTAATATTCAAACGGTTAAATATACGTATCAAAGGAGCGGAGATACGTAAATGGCTTTTATTTTAGCAGATAGAGTTAAAGTTCGTTCACAAAGTACAGGAACGGGCGATTTTACTCTAACGACAACTTATCCGGGATTTCAAGGGTTTGATGCAGTAGGTGATGGAAACGAAACCTATTATCTTATTGCTGATGGCGCAGGAAATTGGGAAGTTGGTCGGGGAACCTATTTTTCAATTACTTCTAGTTTAACTAGAGACACAATTGTATCTTCATCTAATAACAATCTATTAGTAAATTTTCCAGCAGGCGGCAAAAATGTTTCTGTAACATTCCCAGCAAGTTTAGCTGAAAGTTATTTGGTCGGCGGAGGTGGCAGTACCACCGATAGCTTTAAATATTTTGCTGTTTCCGGCCAAACTACGGTTTCGGCAGATAGCTCAACCGATACATTAACCTTAGTCGCAGGAACGGGTATATCAATTACAACAAATGCTCCTGCAGATTCTATTACAATTTCAAGTTCGGGACAAAGCACAGAATTAGTAAATGGGTCTTATACATTCTCTCTAGCTAGTGACGGAAAGTTATTTCTTTCTAATGGTAGCCCAACTGCTGGATTATCTGGAAGTTCAGTAATTTCTACTACTGCGTCAGTGATTACTACAATTTATAGTACTAACCAATATGTTAGAGGAATAAAACTTTTTACTTTAATAGAAACATTTAGCCCTTATCAATCTCAAGCATGTGATGTAATTGCTGTTTATGATCAAGATACTGACATAGTACATGTTACATCTTACGGTTTATGCTACACAGGAACAAGCCCATTAGGTTCGTTCGACGGAACTTATAATGCAGGTGCAAATAGCATTGAATTAAATGTAACTACTACATTAAATTCAAACGTAAGAATACAAGTTATAGAACTTTTTGGAACTGATTAAAAATGTCGGACATTATTTCAGATGGTGGTTTTAGTGATGGATTTGGTGGCGATGAATATAATCCTGCCGCAGCCCTAGGACGAATCAGTGGAAAACTTTTAAAAGAAAATCTTTTACGAAACGGGGTTGACCTTACATTTCGAAATTCCTCAACGGATTCTGATCTTTTATACCTAGATGTTAATAACAGCAGAATTGGTATCAACAAAGAAAATCCAAACTTTGCTCTTGAAGTTGTAGGAAAAACAAACATATCTAATAGTTTTATAGCAAATGGAACTATCGCTACATTTGATAATGTTGTTTTTAATTCTAATGGATCTGTAACTTCAACCGTTGGACCAATTATTATTGAGCCGCAAGGCAGTAATCCTTATGTCCAATATGGAAAAGTTACTAATCCTAAACTTGAATTAAAAGACAATTATATACAAGTTACTGCAACAAATACAAATTTAATATTAGATCCACACGGAACAGGTATAGTCGATTTTCAATCAACTCTTAATATTAACAATGATTTATCAGTTGGAGGAAATATTTCCGCTTCCGGGAATCTACAATTTAACGGAGCATTAACTATTGGTGATAATGCTATCGATACCGTGGTAGTTTCTCCTGATTTTACTCAAAGTATTATACCGGGCGATAATAATTTATATGATCTAGGAAAACCAAATAAGAGATGGGCAGAATTTTGGTTTTATGACGATCCTGGTGTAACTTATATTAATACAACCAATTTAATCATTAGTGGGCAAACACTGATTACTGGCCATACTATATCAACTATTCAAAGCAACGACGACCTTATACTTGATTCTTCTTCGGGAAATATAACTTTAGAAAGGATCACAATAAACGGTGGAGTTATAACAAATTTAGAAAATACACCAATTACCATAACTCAAACTGCCGCTGGTTGGACAAAATTTGACACCAATACCGGTGTTGTTGTTCCTGTTGGAAACAATGCTGAAAGACCTTACATCGAAGAAGGAGATACTCGATGGAATACTCAGAAAGGTTATTTAGAGTGTTTTGACGGAAA